AAATTTTTTGTTCCAAATATTTTTAACTTACCTATATTACTTCTAACAACTTTGGAGTCAGTCTTAATATCATTTATCAGTAGTCTCTCATCAAGATCAAATATTGATTGGTTTTGAGTTACAAAGAAAGAAGGGTAATCAGATTCATTAATTACATTTGCAAATGTATCTACGACTGTTTTTGCAATACCAGTATTTGATGTAAGATTACTTACATCAATTGTCACTTGACCCTGTGCACTTACATTAGGTTCGTATTTTGAAACTGTTAGTAATTTATATCCATAATCCTTAGAGTTGAATCCTGATCCACCAATGCTAACTCTTTCAATCCCTTCAATAAAAACTTTATCATTTACAGAAAAAGGATCTGTAGCAAATACTGGGTTAGGTGTAGAAATTCTACATGTAAAAATACCCGTCTCATTTGATATCACATCTGTTATGACGATACCATTACTATTATTAATTGTTCTTATTGTCACTACTTTTTCTGGTAAACCAATTGGTCTTTCACTAATTTGTATACCTGAAATACTATTTTCTGACATTATTGGTTCTAAGAAACCACTTTTTATCTCTTGACCTGTTTCTGTGTTAACAATTATGATATCGGGAGGACTAATAAAGTCTGATCCACCACTTGTTACACTAACAATTCCTAAAGTATTAGTATTGTTTATGTTTACAGTATCTGCTATAAGACTTTCTGGTTCTAAAGTTTTATCAGATGAGTATTCAAAACCTTCATTTATTATTCTGACTTGTTCAATATTTCCAATTGTTTTTGATTTAGGAAGTAAAACTGATTCTTTCCCTATAGAACTTCCTCCAACTCCAATAAAATTAGGAAGTTTTTTATAATTAGATCCACCAGAAATAATCTTAATAGAATTTATAGAACCCTTTGTCGTTTTAGAACTGGTGCTATATTTCAATACGTCACAATCTACTGAATTATAAGATAGTTTTTCTGGATTATCTTTTATGAAAATTTTAAAACTGGTATCATTAACTTTAGTAATCTGATAAGTATCTTCATAAACACTATCAACAAAAGATATTTTTGAATAGTCTTTTACATCATTATCAGTAGTGCTAATTGTTCCTGATTTTTCCAAATTATAAAACAGATTATTTGGAATACTGCTACCATATCCTATGGTTAAAGCAGCTCCCACAGATCCATTTGTTCCAGATGTAGAAATACCAAATATTGTAGATACCCCGACAGATATAAAATCATTTCTAAATTCCTGATCATAATATATTTTAAAGTCATATCCAGTTAGTGAGGAATCTGAAAGATTAAAAACTAAATCATTATTTTTAACTACTTCTACTTTTGGATTAATTAAAGATATAGATTGTGTGCTACCTCCTGTGGATCCTATGCCAGTTATTTTTGGAATATCTCTCTTTACATCTAATTCAGTTTCACATAATTTAATGGTATCATCATCAACTTTGTATATGAAATAATTTTTATTTTCTAATCCTTGTGGTAAAAAATTAGATTGATATTTAATTTTATCACCTGTTTTAAACCCATGATTAATAATTCTGATTGAATTAGTTGAAGTATTGATTTCTGTAGAACCAAAACCAACAGGATTAAATAAAATATTTCCTGTTACTGAATCTCTTGATACTTTTATCTGAGTTGATGTTCCAATTCCCACTGACAAATTAGACTCAACTTTCAATGTTACTTCATCTCCAGTTTCTAACTCATGAGGTTCAGTTGTAGTTACAGTTGTTTCTATTCTTTCAACTTTTGAAGTAACCTCATCAAAAACAGTTTCAAATAGATATCTATCACGTAAACCTTCACTAATAGATGGTACAGTGATGAAGTGAACTTCAGAAAAATTAGTTCCTATTCCAGTTTTAATTCCAATTGAATTAACACCCTTATTGACAACAAATAAAGTTTCTGGTAAATTAAATGTAGAAATTCCCTCATCTGCAGATATCGCTATATTCTGTCCCGCACTTCCAGTTGGTGTTGAGAATTTAACTCTTTGATTTGTTTTGAATGGATGGTTTTCAATATGAATTTGTTTTACTGGGACATTTCTTGTAATATTTTGACCTGCAAAAGAGAATGTTAATATATTTTCGGATCCATCATCAGTTCCTAATCCAACTGTTTGTGATGGATTAAAAAATATTTTTTCATTTAAATTACTTTCAAAATATGGTAATGTTTTATTAATTGTAAATTTATTTGGTAAATAAAGAATATCTGTTCCCTCTGGATGACTTGCAGAATACCCTGAGTCAGTTCCTCTTTGAACAGTAAGGACATTTAAATTTTTGTAGATGTTTAATATTTTTACAGTCTCAGTTCCAATTCCTATGCTACTACCAACAGAGACAAAATCGGGTATGTCAGCAACAAATATTTCAGTTGTAAATCCTGCAGATGGTGATGGAGATATTGTAGAAATTGTAGTTGAAGAAAAAGTAGTTACACCAATTTTAAAAGAATTATTTAATTGTGATATATCTGTGGACAATCCCGATATTTTAACAAAATCATTATTTTTAAAATCATGGTTAGGTTCAACAAAAACTGATATTTTTTCTTCTGACCATGTAATTACCGATTCAGTTTTTACACCAACCTGTGTGGTTATGTTAGATATAGGTTTTCCATCCACTGATGAGACTATTGATATTAAACCACTTCCACCTGTTTTATCATTATCAAAATTTAAAAATTCATTTACCTTATAATCTAATCCTCCAGATAATATATCAAATCCAGTTACAGATCCAGAAGAGACTGATGTTATCTCTATTTTTTGATCTTGTATTTCATTAGTTTCAACTATAAAATCATTATTAGCAGAATCATCTGCAACTTTATATGGAAAAGTGTTTCTAATTAAATTGTTAGAGTTGAAGTCAAAATTAGTTTGCAGGTTGTCATCTATATTAAATTGAATTGATTTTGATCTATATGAATTACCAATAAAGTAAGGGAATGTTGGCGTGTTTGAACCACTACTTACTGTTGCATGATAAACATAAGATCCATTTGGAAATTCGTCTGTAATTTCAAATCTACCATTATGTTCATCTAAATCACCGATTGAATTATCAAATTTATAATCTTCAATAAAGAAACCATCAGAAAACCCACTTGGTCTATCAACTATATTGGAAGTATCTAAAACATAACTTGATTTTAATTTTTTAACTTTATTATCATCAGTCTCTTTAAATTTTTCAGGATTTTCATATGCAAAAGGACCATATATTGGATTTCCATCATAAGCCCAACCTATCAATCCTGAAGGATTGTTAACGTTTTCATTAAATAATGTTATATCATATCCAGTGAAAGAATATTTCAATTTATTTTCAGTATCTTCTAAAAGTTGATAACTATCTTCTTCACTATGTTTATTAAGATTTAATGATCTAACTTCAGTATCAAATATTGAATTTTGACCAGAAGGTTTAACATTTATGGATGTATCTGTGGAATATCCAATACCAGCATTTATGACAATTACAGTGGATATACCTGCATTTACAATAACTGGTCTTAATCTAGCACCAGTGCCTTTTCCTGTTGGATCTATAACTTGTAAATCAGGAATTGAAAAATATTCCTTTCCAATAGATTCAACACTAACAGAATTAATTCTTCCATTCACCACAGTTGGTTTTAACGAGGCATTTTTTCCATTTTTTAAGGTTACAATTGGTTTTTTATGATTATTAATAATTGTTGAACCATAACCTGTGCCAGATTCATAAAGATATGTTTGTTCTATTGATCCTCTAACGATTGGTGTAAAATCAATTGTTCTTTCTATAAACTCTACAGATGTTGCTGCTGTAGTACCTACACCAATTGTAGTAAACTCAGATGTAACTTTTATATCTGGATACTTAAATTCTTGAAATCCAGATCCTTTTGAATTTAGAATAACTTTATTTCTTCTCTCATAATTTGATAAATTAGTGGCACCTACACCAACATCACTTAAACTAAAGGAATCATTATTGTTGAATAAAACATAATAATTTTTACTCGTATCTAATCCAGAAATATTTCCACTATATTCGATAAGATCACCATCTTTGAATCCATGATTAACAAAATTTATTGTATCGTTTGTTGTAGAGATGCCAGTTGGTTTAACTAGTAGTTTTCTATTTGTATATCCACTACCACCATCAATAACTCTCACATCTAAAAGAGTATTTCGAAGACCCACTTTAAATATATGGTCTCCTCCAGCATTATTACCATTGAAAGTTATTGTTCCAATTCCTGAATTTAAATCAGATATTGATTCATATAATTCTACAGATATACTATTAATAAATTTTGTATAATATGTTGCTTGATTTATTAAAACTGAAGTTCCAATACCAACTCCAATAGCACTTTGAAAATTAGAATCATATATAACTGCATCTCCTGTTTTGAAACTATGATCTGATTTGAAAATTATTCTAGATTCTGGACTACTTGCAGTAGATGTGTTTATTCCACCACCCTGTGTGGTTGGTCTAGAATCAAAAAATTCTTGTCTGAATCTCTCACCTACTATAGGTTCTAATATACAACCAGTTCCATTTCCACCAGTTACTCCAATAGAAATAACTTTATCTATATCAAAATTTTGCTCATCAACAAAGATGTCTATAATTTTACCACTCACAACTGGTTGAACTAAAGCTGTGGATCCAACTCCAGATGATATTGTTATATTGGGTAAATTAATTACATCAAAATTATCTCCACCATTTAGAACACTAACTTCTTTTAATGGTCCAAAATACATTTTGTCACTTGATTTATAATTAGATATTTCCACACCATTAATCAACATACCAGTTTGACCAATAGGTGTCTCTTCATTATTTCCATTCGATAAATTTTGATTTAATGGAAATTTTTTAATTAACTTTTGTGCCCCAATTACTCCAGATTTTTGAGAAAATAAAACAAAATCATGAACTCCATCATTTAAACTCTTTGAAAAAGTTATGTTTTGACCGTCAGAAATACCTGAAGGTGATCCAAATAATCTAACACTTTTTTGTCCCCCTAGAACTTCAACAAAATAAGCTCCAGTACTTAACCCAACAAGGGAGTCACCATCAGAAAAACTATAATAAACTTTATCACCAGTTTTAAACGGAACTTGATTAGCAAAATTTATTATTGAAAAATTTTGTTGATCATCAGTAGATCCTGAAAGACTACCTCCATTAGGATCTGATAGATTGAGAGAAATGTTTTTAACATTTACATTAATTTGTTTTGAAAATTCAGATAAATTATTAACAAAAGAAGGTAGAGAGTTAGAGGTCACATATGAATTTTCATTTTCTATATACACATTTTGAACATCAGATGTTATTACACCATTTCCATATTCAAGTGGTGCCCCAGAACTATTAGCTTTGTTTAAATTTTTCCTAATTTTATACTTTCCACCACTTAGAAAAGAAAAACTTGAGTTATTTAATGTAATTGCATTATCACTTGGTGTAATTAAACTTACAATAGCTCCAGTTTCTAATATTTCATTTGAACCTCGATCAACTATATCAATAACATCACCTTTCTTTAAACTTGATCTGTCAATTTGACTTTCTAGATAAATTTTACCAGATTCTACCCTATCTACAAAATATGATGAACTAGTATTGTAAATCCATGAGTTGCAGAATGTTTCTTTATATGATTTATTTTGTTTGGGATTTTCTACTTTATCACCGATACTTTTAACAGAAATTATTTCCCCTTCTTCTACATCAACATTTCCATCCTGTTCAAACTCCGATAATACTCCTGTTAATCTCAATACAACTTTCTTATCTAAGTCTCCATCCTCAAATCCAAAATAAGTAACATCAGATCTAATGTTTTGAATGGGAATTATTGGTTCATTAATACCTTCACAGTTTAAAAATTGATTTATTGTTTTATCTGTATAAGTTATAGTGTTTCCACCCGATACAATCGTTCCTGTTACTCCAAATCCAATTGTAGAATCAACTGTAATAACACTTGCTCCAACTGAAACATTTTCTATTGATTTTGTATTTGGAACTACTACAAAATCACCTGCTACATCAGCACTTTCATCATATCCAACGAATAATCCAATTTTATAATAAGTTGATATTCCAGACAATCCAGAATCAACTCTTTCAAAAGGTTCAATTTCAGATATTGATGCGTTAATATCAAGATCAAGATCACTTCTAAAAAGTGTTTGTCCAGTTAGACCTTTTAATAAAGATTGACCTTTTAATTGTATTGGATTTCCTTCTAAAAGTTCTGCCACGCAAACTCTTCTTCTTACATAGCTTGCAAAAGATGGTTTTATTAATCTTTCTTCTAAATTTAGTATTTTTGGTGTTATACCATATAAAACGTTAAAAAGTATTCTAAATGATTCTTCCGTACCTTTAGTTTGATATAATGATCTTGCTTCACCTATAAATGTTCCTACATCTAATTCTGTTTCAAATTCTGTCTCCTCCAATCCTGGCAAAAATGTTCTTTTGAATTTTTTATAAAATTCTTTTAAAAATAAAGAACTTAAATTTTGAATATTAGATAATTCTGCATGATCTGCTGATACTGAAGTGCTGAATAGTAAATCTTCTTTATTTGAATCAGAATGATAACTTGTAATACCACTAAATCCACGAATACAACCAGTAAATGTATTTGTAGTTATACCAGTATAAGTAATTATCTCATCATCAATTTTCAATAATCCATATTGATTTGGAAATCCTTTTGTGGATGAAACAACAATTTCAGTGCTCACACTTGTAATTCCAACTGATAATGTTGCACTATCTACTATTACTTCGGGTGTTAAATTTTGAATATTTAAATATTGATCTAAATTATCCGATATATCTGCAGAAGCACCTTGATATTCTTGAGAAATATAATATTGCTTTAAAAAATCCTCAGCTTTAGGACTCTCATCCAAAACAAATCTTGGAATTTGGTTAGATATGACATCTTGTATTTTGACTTTACTTACAATACCTGTTTGTATCATGTTCTAATTATTTTACCGTTTGGATAACTTGATGAATAAAAATCTCTAGTAAATTGTACTCCAGAAACTTCATCACCCGATGATATTACATCCCTAACCATATTTATTGTACTATTTGAAACGTTTAATGAAACATACAAATCTTTTAAACCAACTACATCATTCGACCTTGGAAAAATTTGAACTTCAACTACATTATTTGGTTTAACAGTGGATTCAAAATTAATTGTTGATAAATTTACTTCCCCTTTTTCATAATCTACTGATCCTGCCGATGATACCACTACTCGAATCGTATCGTCGTCTAATATTTTGATTATTCTTAAAATACCAGTTTTTAAATCAGAATTTGGAACATCAGATAGATATAAAGTTCCAGATTGTCCAAAAATAGTAAAACCAGTTGATTTTATGTTATATCCATTTGGATCAACGTAAAATCTATTTCCAAAACACAATTCATATTGTGCAAATCTACCTATTGTTACTTGTAAATTTCTTCTTACTCTAATTTTAGTAATATTTGAAGTAATTGCCTGATCAGTATCATCAATTACCTTTAATAGTTTACTGTATTTTAATCTACCACCAAATTTATTCAAATTAATTGATTTTGAGTAAGTATTTAATGAATTTATAATATTTGTCTTCAATGTATCTGCTGTTGTGATAAGAGATTCATTATAATAAACGTTTGAATCAATTTCGATGTATAATAATTTTAAATCTACAATTTTTTGATTAATTCCTGATATTGAGTACTGTTTTAGTTGTGATAAAATTTGATTTTTAGAAAAATCAGAAACTAAATCACCATTTTTGGGTTTTATACTAATTGCAACCGTTCCAAACTCTGGAGGATCAAGTTCTTCACCACCAATCACTGAAACTGACTCTGTATTTGGATAAACTCTTTTAATTATAGCTTCATAATCCCTTGCAGTCACTGCTCTATTCTGTGATGAATACATGAGAGGTGAATAATACTTAATAGAATCAACTGATTCAATATTTCCACCATTTTGAGCTTTTGAAACAGTTAAAATTTTAGGAGTTTCTACTAAATTTACAAAAGTAGATCCAGATTTCAAAATTCCAGAGAAAGAAAATCTTTGAGCACCATTTCCATCTTCACCATCAGTCGTAATATACTTAACTGTGATTACTTCACCATCTTGATTTGGTCCTGAACCTAATTTTTTACCAAAAAATCCATCTCCAAACTTTAATTCGTATTTTTCGTCCTGAACTTCTTTAATTAAAAATATTTTTGACTCTGAATTAATATCTATTATGTCATTTGCTAAAGTATACTGAGTTCCATCACCTTTATCATTCTTACCTTTGACAAAAACAACTATTTTAGAGGTGTCAATAAAAGAATTATCTAAAATAAACCTTTGATCTAGAGATCCATCATAAGTAAATCTTTTTTCAAGATAAGTTCCTTGGTAAACGTTAATATTTTCAAATTTTGCAACGTTATTTACAACATTTGCAGTCACTGATTCTGTGATTGCGAAGGTATATGTTTCATTATTTACATCTCCAGTGCACACTATACCTGGTTGTAGAGTGATTGAACTCACATCATTAGTGATACTGACATCAAACGATATTTGTGCGTTTGCTGCCGTTCTAGACCTTGGTGTGTAACCTATATTTCCCGCTAAAGATACAACATTTTCTCTCAAAGTGGCAGAATCGAGAAAAGATTCATTCACAATCATGTTTGAATTGAATGCTGTAATGTAAGTATTGTATGCAAGTGTGTCAATTAACACAGAAAAGTTTGAACCATCAAAATCAAAGTCCGTAAAATTGGAATTTGCACGAAGATAGTCCTTAATTGACGTTTTTATTTGATCGAAATCAAGATTTGTAAAGTTAGAAAAAGGCATTTTATCTTGTTGCCTCTAATATAAATGAATATTCTTGAGTTGGGAACTCTTGACCGACAATATCATATATGACAGTGACCTCAAACTCGTTTTCATCAGGTCTTGGGTCAACTTCAACCCTTACATTATCAACTCTTGGTTCAAAATTTTCAACCGAAGTCTTAATTTGGTCTTGAATTATCACGGCAGTACCAGAATCTACAAAATCAAAGAGACTTCTATACACATCCGATCCAAAATCAGGGTTAAAAAATTTTTCTGTGGGTATAGTCTCTACAATATTACGAACAGAACGAGCAATTGCCCTTTCATTCTTTAAAATAGGTAGATCTTTTGTGACTGGATGGGGTGAAAACGATAAACTTATGTCTTTAAACGCTCTTGATACCCTTTTGATGGCCATGAACCAAGTTTTATATTTATTTATACCGTTTTTTTAACAAAATTATCCGAGTTCTGGTTCAATTGCGGTATTTCCTGCTCCAATATTCGGATCTGCTTCAATAATTAAGTCATTTGATGTCCTTTCTTTGGCAGTTTTCCAAAAATAATTCTCTTCTGAACCTAATCCGTCACGATCATGGCCATTCTCCACCTGATAATACACGGTTGATACCTTAAAATCAGGAATCTTAGGTGTCTCAGGAGT